GCTCTTGCGCGCTTTCGTTCTTCTTTTCTACGGCGCCGTTCAGCGCGGATGCGCTTTTCTTTTTTCGCCACAGAGGGTTTTTTATAATAACGCTTCTCTTTATACTCTTCAATGATTCTCTCTTTCTTTACCTTTTTGGTAAATCTCCGAATCATCTTCTCAACATTGCCGCGACACTGCTTTAAACTAACAGATGCGTTCACACCTTTCTTCATTTTACACCTACTTTATTGACTGCCAGATTTCTGACGCATTTCCGAGAATGGAGCTTAAATCAACACCGGGATCACTAGGGTTCCCCAGATCGGGCTGCCCTGCTTGGGGTTCTGCAGAGGTCATTGGTTGGGTACCTTCAAACAGATCGATACCGCCATATGCATCTTTTCCAACGGCATCCATTAGTTTTTGGCGATGTTCGTTCATTTTGGTTCTCGAATCATTTGCCTTGCGCTTCATTTGCGAATCTTCATTAAATAGACGTGGGGGTGGTTTTTGTTGAGTTTCAACAACAAGATTGCCCTGTAACCCTCTCGCCACTTCGGCTACTACATTAGACAAGAGGCCCTCTTCTATGAGAACCTCGTGAATACACTCTTTAACTAATGGTTTGATTAATTGCTTTAAATCTGACTTCTTCATTTCTCACCCTTTAATAATTCCTGCTAACTGTTGCCATCGATGCATTTGTTCTTGAAGCTGTTGTTTTTCATCGATGCCGCCAGGGAGGCCTTCTTTGCCGGCCCCCACCCCGGAGGGGCCAAAGAAGGCCTCCTTGCTCTTGCCGCTGCCCAGACCCGCCTCGGGTCCGAGGCGCCCCGCGGGCGTGCGTCCCTTGGTGCCGGCCGGCTCGGCTTCTTTGCCTAGCTCTAAAACAGAGTCATAGATACTTTTAAAGAATGCGGGGCCAGGGACAGATTCGGTGGCAACTTGTAATATTCTATTCGTAGCGTTATCTCGGGCTTTGCCGGATGGACCTGGGGCCTGCTGAGCCTGTCTCAATAAATTCCTCACAATAACCCAACTCTCCTTGCCTTTTGCGGCCGGGTCGATGCCTAGGCCTTTCCCTCCATCGACTAGTTGGTCGGGGGTGCGCGCTTCTGTCACAGGATTTCGGGGTCGAACACCCTCAGGCCTGCTCGGGGCCGGCACTCTCCTGAACTGTTTAATCGAACCCAATATGTTAATAAACTCGTTTAAATCGTCTTCGAAATTATTGTTTGGATATTTCTCGGCGTACGCCCTCTCGAATGTTCCATATTGCCTGGAAAAATCCTTCTTCAGGGCGCGCATGGCCATGGAGGACAAGACATGGCCATATTTTTTTGCTTCTTTCTCCTTTTCTTCTGCTTCGTCGTCAGAAGCAGCAGCTTCTTCTTCGGGTTCTCCGGGGGCGGCTTCTTCTTCGGCAGCAGCCGGCACTTCGCCGGCGCCCTTATATGCTTGTGCTAATTCTATAAATTTGAGTTGGTGGGGTGTTGCGTTATTCTCATCGCGCGGCACTTTAAATGATGATATCATGTTGGACGCTTCGGAGGCATCCATACCAGCATCGAGGTCGGCCATAATTTTTTCCCACGAGAAAAGGCGCTCATTTCCTATTGCTTGTCTGATTCTTTCATACATTGCGCCAAATTCTTCTAAATTGGCGGCATTTGCTAATTGTCTCGTCCAATGGTCGGGGCCCGGCTCAGCACTAGGGCCTCCCGCGCCAACTGGCGGTGGGGGGGTAGCCGGCTCTTCTGTACCAGGGGGGCCCTCAGTCTCTCCCGGCTGCGGAGTTGTCTCTCCGGGCTGAGGCNGCGCTGTGGGTGCTGCTGGGGGAGGCGGTGCTGTGGGTGCTGCTGGGGGTGGGACGTGGGCGCCGGTTCCTGGGGTCGCAGCAGCAGGTTCTCCTGTAAACCCTGCGCGAGTGAAAGCGTCTTGCAATACCTTAAATATTTGAGGTTGCTGTTGTGCGGTCTGCCATAAGGTGGTAAGGGTGGGAAAGTTGGTCAAATCTAATTGCAGGGGTCGGCCGAGGACGAGGGGACCTCCTTGTTCTTTAATAATAAACTCTTGACTAATAATTAATTTTTGCAGTTCATCTTGAATTTTAGCTTCGTCTTCTTTATTGCCGCCGAGTCGCTGATTGATCTGTCGTANTGTCTGTAATAATGTAGTCACCTCGGTCGCAGGATATTCGTCTTGNCCACCACCTCCCGTCTCACCGGTCGCGATCTTTTCCCACTTATCTTTACGACTTTGGCCGAATAGTTCGTCTACTTGTTGAGGTTCCTCATTAATATGATTCCTCCAAGCTTCCATTATTAGCTTGTCTTTTGCAAAGCTAGACCAGCTTTTAGTCATCGCTTAAAACCTCATTCAACAATCTGTTGATTCGGTCAGCTTTTGTGAATACTTTATTTTGAAACTCTCGCGCTTCTTTCATCATATAAGCGCCGGGGGTCGAAGGTTCCGACACAAAATCAAAGCAGATCAGCTGAAAGTCCTCTTCGACGATAGTGCCACCTTGAGATTGATCTTCTCGAACGGTACCCATGCCTCGTGATGAGATACCGAGACTAACGCCCGATTTCACCAACTCTTGAAGAACTTTCCCAGAGGGAGTGTCGAGAACTCTAACCTTCCCCATCACACTCTTGTCTTGCCACCAAATGTCAGTAACAAGGTGAGAAGCGTTCTTCAAATTGATAACAGAATCTTCGGGGTGATCGAGTTCGCCCAGTGCTCTGCGTTCTTTTACGAGCTTGCTATAGTTCTCCACTTCCTTCATGAGAACTGGATGTGGATAAATGCGCCCGTTGCCATTAACTGTATCCGACTTCTGCATGATACCAGACAGAAACATACCGCCGGCAGCAACAAAGCTTTTCTCTTCTTCAGTCAGAAGGTCTTGGCAGACGCCGCCTTCACATAGTTCGTAATATTCTCGTAAAAGTACTTTGCTCATTGTTTATTCCTATAATAATGCGGGCATTACCCGCGCGCCTATGCAACCTTTCTTGCACATTCTAACGGGTTGAAGCATCCACTTAAGTATCCAAGTGTTTTGTTCCATCGTTCTCTCCNACTCTCAATTGTATGCCGTCGTCGCCGAAGACCATGTTTAATAAATATGACGTTCCCGATGATAACCATCCCAAAAGAAAGAAATTTATTGCAGTAACATCGAAATTAAATAGTTCTGTGAATGGCGAAAGCAGCATCAAAAACCACCCAACATGAAAACCTATACACATGGGACATGTAGCAAACCCTTTTAATCTGCCCTTCTTGGGTCTCAGACGATTAAAAATCTCGCCATATACAACGATTTGCGTAAGTCCGTATGCGACTAATATAAAAGTTAGTAGTTCCATTTTATCCACCAGTCATCCTTTGAAAGCGGNNCGAAGNCGCGCTTAATGCTTGAATAACCAAATCAACACTGCCGACGGCGGCCNCTGCAGCATCCCACCAGGGCTTAATCCCACCAGCTACAGAAATCAATTTATCTACAATACCCGAAAATTGACTCTGAATGAAATTAATTAATTTCTCTTGAACAGTATCCTGAAGCCATGTTTTAAAATTTTCCATAACAGCCGAAGTTGAATCACCAATCTCATCTTTGATCTTTTTCATCCAATCTCCGAATGGTTCGATGAATGATTCGAATACTTTATCCCAAAGCCACTTCACTCCAATAAGAAGCCCGGCAATTGCAATAACTTTTTTCCACGACTTTTCCATTTTATCAACAGAACTTATTACATTATTAAATATCTCTAATGCTTTAATTGCCATGTCGCCAAATGTGGGCATGCCCCATTCTGGCAAGCTTTGCGATAGTTGCTGTAAAACCTCCCTAATTTTGTTAATCTTCTTATTGAGGCCGATCTTCCATGCGGCACCTATGAATTCTCCACTAAGTTTTGGATTTGTTGCAACACGATAGAGTTGCTGAACTATCAGCCACCCGGCATCTCCAAACCTCCTTATTCCATCAACTGCATCAACAAATTGGCCGCCTAATTCGCCGGCCGCAGTTTTCACCGTCTGTACTGCGTCGTCCCAAAACCCCTCAAACAACATTTGTTCTTCAAGGATTTTCTGCTTTAATTCTTCAGTTAACGGAGAGGTGGCGCCAGATTCGTCTAAAGGTAATCGGATCCCCAAAACCCCACTAATATACCCATAATCTTCGAAAAGGGGTTTTCTGATCACATCTTCTGTCAGATATCCCCTCCACCCTTCCATTATTATTCTCATTTCAGACACAAATGTTTTCCTTAAATCGTATATAAATAATAAAGCGAATAAGGATCTCTAACCCAACCCTTGCGAATAGATCCTTTTTGAACCGCTTGAGGCACTTCTCCGAGTTCTGTAGAATCTGCTTTATCGGGGTGTACAAGCTCGTCATCATCCATTGCGATGATAGCTTCTGTTGATTCAAAGTAGGGTCGTTCTTCGTCAATAAATCTAGAAATATTAATGAGCGCCATCTTTGGGGTGTTTAGCTGCTCAGAATAAGGTTTCTCCATCGTTGCCTCAAACGATCCATAGAATGCGCCGGCTTGAATTGATTCGGGGATGACAAGGCCCTTTTTCTTAAGGAATGAAAAAAGTCGGTTCTGGGCCCCATATACCAAATCAGAAATCACTTCTTTAGGAAATGCTGTCACCTTGTTCTTGGACGCAGATAAAACTATATCAATATCGCCATGATCGAAAATCATAAGATCGCCGTTCATGCTCTTGCGAATGTCTAATTCAAGTGTAACAGAAGAGCCCTCTTCCTCTGCTCCGATTTTAATCGTTACTGGCATCGGTATGGATTTCCTTCACAAGTGCTTGTGTTTTTAAAACTGTCATGAGGACATCCTCACTGATTGTTTCTTGAGCGAAAGAACTCAAACGCTCAATGATCTCGTTGGTTTTCTTGAGCATTGCCTCGTCGTTTTTAATCTCTTCGACGGATTTTGCTTTCCCCAATTCTTCTTTTAGCCGTCCAATCTCATTGTTTAAATATATTTTAAGCTCCAAGCCATTATCCACAAACGAAGTAATGTAATGTGTTAAAAGCTCCTTTTGNTCTTGAAGCAGNCCGTTTTCATATTTGGCATTAAACTTCTCCACAAAAGTTCTATAAACAACATTATCAATTGGCGCATCTATTGGGATGCCTTCTTCTTTTTTAATCATATCTGCAATAATGAGATTCTCCAAGATCACTTGATCTTTCGGAGAAATCTTGCTAGCAAAAATCTGCGCTATTGTGGCTAACGTTTTATAATTTGGAACGAAATTATTAAATGTGGCCGGTGACAATTCGCTATTTACATCGCGAATAAGTTCGCTCTGCTGTTTAAAAAGTCCGTTAGGATCAATAAGTCGTTTTTGTAATTTGACTTCTTTGAGGATCTTCTCGGAAGTTAATCTGTCTAAATCTTGATTCTCATATAAGGAACGATAGCAATCTAAATCTTTCCTCAATAATGTGCCCGGTTCAAAATACTTTTTAATAAGGCGCGCGGCAGTTTCCTTTCTAGCAGTGTCCTTTTTCATAATAGCTACGGTTGCTTCTTTAATAAGAACTTCGTAGACGAAGGCACTATTTCGCTTCTTGTTGTGTCTCGCTTTCATTCTTTTGCTCCAATGTTTCCTTTTTGTCTAAATCTTCAATCANAGTACGAACAGATTCGTTAATTTCAAACAACTTTTCTTCTTCTGTTTGTTCTCTCAAACTATAAATAGATTCGTCCTCTTCATAAACACCCTCCGACATACCAACGAATCCTTTCCCGAGCGCTTTTAGGCCATCGGCGTAGCCTGGGAATAGGTTTCTAGGGACGGCTCTTGCTTGTTCTGGGTGGCGCGCATAACCAAGATGGCGCTTTTTTCCACCGTCTTGTCGTCCATCTTTTCCTTTCTTCACGGGATAATAGGGTTTCCCCTTGGAACCTTTAGTTGTGTATCCTCCAGCATAATCACGCTTGCCTGCCGGGGGTGTCGCCAACAATGAGCTTGGTTTTTCTGCCCCTGCTCCTGCTTCACCGCCAGGTGTGGGTGGTGTTGCTGGGCCCGCTTCGCCGGCCGGCATCTCTGGAGGAGGAGGGGCCCCCAAACCGCCGCCGGGGACGGGAGCGCCCAGTCCTCCGCCGAGACCACCGGCGCCCAATCCGCCAGTTTCTGCCATGGCCGCCGCTTCTGCCACACTTTGCAGTGCTGCATCGTGTTTGCGGTCGTAATACATTTCACGCTGGCATCGTAGGAATTCCTCATGCGACATCGCAAATACATGCTCGGCGAGCCAGCGACGAGAGAAGAAGCCCTCGGTGGCGGCCGCGGCAGTTTCAAACTTTAATCTCCAATGTTCGAGTTCTTGAAGTTCTGCTATTCGAGAAGGATTGTTGAGCGAAAGAGAAAACCCAAGCAGATCATCGCCGCGGAAACCCAAAGTATAAAGATGGATTATTGCAATCTTTGTGAGTTCTGTAATGAGAACTCTCTGCAATCTCTGAATGGTTCTCGAAAAACGAATGTCCTTTTGTGCTAAAGTTGTCTTATCCTCTTCCGCTCCGTCGCCCATTGTCAGATAAGATTGAGGAATTTTAAGAGCAGAGAACAATTTATCACGCAGATACTTGATGTCATCGATTGCTGTGATGTTCTGCGCACCAGCAAGCGAAACAATATCTGTTGCAGATCCGGCGCGGACTGGAATGAAATAGTCCTCCTCAATGCTCATCGGATTATAACGAAGATCGATGCGACCACTGGTGGGATCGACGACAGAATGTCTCTTAAGTTGTGTTACGACTTTCTGCATATACTGCTCCACATCTTGTGGGGGAATGCCTCCAACGTCAATCTTAAACACTCGACGTTCTGATGAACGAATGACGCGATAAGCCATCATTGCATCTTCCATCAGCACTAGCTGGCGCCAGATGCGTCGTGATGCTTCAAGAATAGAGGTTCCATATGGCATGTACTTGTCATTGCCTAGAATTCTAAAATGAGCAACCTGCCAGTTTTCAAAGGTCATTCCGGCGCTATTCCACTGGTATTGGATATAGTTAGGGTTTGTGCTATCTTGGCCTTCTAATCTTTCCACTTCTTGTGGAGGAAGCGCAATAACTGATTTTACACCATATTTGTCATCGATGTCGAGATATAGAAAGAAATCCCCATACTTACACATGGTGCGACTCCACCCAAAAAGGTTATATTGCACGTTGAGAATGTTATCGAAGAGAACGGCGAGTACTGCGCGGATTTCTTCATTGGGGCATTTGATGTTTAACATCGGCCGCAGTTCAGAATGGGTCGTCATCTCATCTGCGTAAATATCCAAAGATGAAGCTAGCTCAGGCATATACTCCATTTGGTCAAAATCAATGTACCTCTCGGAGCGTCGCTGATTTGCAATAGCATTGCTAGCAACAGTGTCTAGCGGATTATAAAGTGTCTTCTTAAACTGTTGACCGGAAGCTGTTTTAAATCTAGACGAAAACTTGTCTAAATGTTGCCTTCTAATCCTGCGGCCAGATTGAGACCGATAATTAATAATAGGCCCAGAAAACAATCGTGTTAAAGCTTTGAATAGATTAGTTTCGGGGTTGTTGGGGTTCTTTTTTGGTGGCGCCATAGTTTATCTCACTTTATAATCCACATGAATTCATCATACGTATTTTTTGCTTCCGTCATTTTATCAAGAATACTATCGTCTTTGTAGCCCTGTTGGCCTTTAACGCGCGTATTAAAAGTTGTGTTGCTTGTAATAATAGAATCTACGAAAGCTTTTTGATAGTTTAAATCTCGCGTATTTGCTTGAATCGCAGTGTCGCGCACCCAACAACCAATAGCCAAAGCCATTATTAAATCATCATTATAACCTTTCATAGCTTGTGGTTTCCCATTCTTCCAAATAAAAGTTTTCATTTCGTTAACAATACGCGTAGAATATATCTTAATTAGTTTATTTCTGATAAACTCTTCTAATTTCGCAACTATAAGGGGACGAGTTTTCATGGAGGTGGTAAAGCCCGCCACAGCATTGGTGAGTACTTCTCCTTGATGTTGGTCAATATACTC